TCCTGGTAGGTCTCCGCCATCGCCATCGCCACAGCGGGAGCGGCTTCCGCGGCCCGGTCCCGGTACCGCTGGAGCGCGTCCACCAGATCGTCCGGCGTCACGGCCTCACCAGTCCTGGAGGAACTCGTTCAGCGTGCTCGCGGCGGCATCCTCGCCCTTGGCGCGCAGCGCGTCCAGGACCGCCCCCACGGTGATGCAGACCCCGCAGGAGCAAGCGCACTCGCACGGCTGGCCGTCCTGGTCCATGATGCGCACCGCCCGGACGACGGCCATCTCCTCATCGAGGGTCACGGCTCACCCCGCTACCGCCCGAACCGCTGCTCCCGCCTCGCCTGCGCGACCTTCATCTCGTGCACGCGGTGCTTGGCCTGCCGTATCACCGGATCCCACATGTAGAAGTCCAGCGGCAGCGACGCGACCTGAGAGGGGGTCCACCCGTACGCCTCAGCGAACTGCTGCTCCACTACGACCCGCTCCGGGCACCCTTCCGGGAGTGTCCCCCGGCGTCCTCTGCTGGCGAAGAAGCTGACGAGGGCTGTGATGTCCTCGGATTTGGGCGGCGCCTCGGGTTGACCTTCTCGAGCAGCGGCTCGACAGCGGCGGCCAGGGCCAGGAAGTCGTCTATGTCGGTGACCACCGACCGCACCGTGTCACGTCCCGCAAGGTTCTGCGACGGGACCGGGATCCCCTGCTCCGCGAACGACCACGCCACGATCACCCGCTCCAGCAGGGCGTCGGTACGGCGCAGGTTATGATCCCCCGGCAGCCGGGTCACCGTCGTCCCCGACTCGGGATCCGCGGTGATCTCCAGGTCCACGGCCGACTGGACCGCGTAATAGTCGCCGGTATCTACCGAATCGCGCAATTCGATCCATGCCCCGGAGACGGGCAGCACAAGGCGCATGAGGCTCCAGTGATTGTCGGAGGAGGCTGGTAAGCTGAGGGGAAACGAAAAAAGGCCGGGAGACGAGGGTTAGTCATCTCCCGGCAACCGAACCTCGCACCTTGGACAGGGAGGTCCAGTTATGTGCAAGACTACGCGCCCGGATCTCGGCGCGACATACCCCGCAGGGCACCCGTCAGGCCGCATCTGGCGCCCCCCGGCCTCCGTAGAGCAGGCCAGGGCCAGGGTCACATACCACATGGATCACCTGGAAGAGAACTGCCGGGTCGGCCTCGACGTGGGCTACGCCACTCGGTGCCTGACCGAGGTGGTAGGCGACTACCTCGCGGCGGCGCTCACGGGGCAGGTGCGGCATGCCTGAGACCGGGGCTGTCAGCGTGCAGGACGCGCTCAACTACCGCTTCTTCCGGGATCGCCTCGATGACCCAAGCCTTCTCGACCGCGCCGTGGTAACCGAGCACGGCGACCTGGCGGTCCCGGTCGGAGGGAAGCGTCAGGGCGGCTACGTCGGCGTGGATACCAGAGCGGAGGCAATACGCCTCATCCGGCTGCTGAGCACCCGGCCCGCAGAGTTTCCTGCCCTCCGGCTCCTGCGTGGCGACGGCTGGCTGATCGAGTGGGGGCCGGAACTGGACTGGCGTGGCGACGACGGCGGGCACCCCGAGGACTACGTGGCCGCAGGACGCTACTTCGGTTTCAGTGAAGCGGCCATCGCAGCCTACGGCCAGATGCGGGCGGCGCGCGACGGGACGCGACATGGATGACGTTACGCCGGAGCGGCGATCCTGTGACGTGTGCGGAGACCCGATCCGGCCTAACAACGCGACCGGAATCTGCACCAGCAAGGACAGGCCGGAGTGCAGGCGTGCGAACGAGCGGGCGAACGCCCGCAGGAAGCGCCAGGAGGCCGGGCCGCCCGAGCCAAGGCGCTGCGACATCTGCGGGACGCCGATAAGCCGCAACAACAAGTACGGCGTTTGCAGCAACCCCCAGAGACCCGCATGTGCGCAGGTGTACAACCAGCGCGCATGGGCCGCGCGCCAGCAGGACAGGCCTGAGCCGCGATTCTGCGAAGTGTGCGGCGACCCGATCCGCTGCGACAACAAGACGGGGATCTGCCGGAACCCTGAGAGGCTCGGGTGCCAGCGAGAGCGCAGGCGGAGGGAAGCCCTGCGTGACGGGCGCACGCCCCCAATCGAGTTCTTCCCCGGCGACACCTTCGGTCACTGGACCGTGCTGGAGCACTACTACGCCAGGGGCGGCGGCGGCGTCCTCGTGCGCTGCGACTGCAGGCAGGCCACCATCAGGCGCGTGAGGCCGAGCAGGCTCACCGACGGCACGAGCCGTTCCTGCGGATGCGAGCGCTATAAGACCCGCGCCCGGAAGAAGGCGCCCTACCTGAGAGCCGGCTCCGTCTACGGCCCTTTCAGGCTGCTTGAAGACGTGCCGACGTGGCAGGATGAGGCCCGCGTCCACTGCGGCAAGTGCGGAAACGAGGGGACGCTAGCAGCGGTGCGCGTCAAGCTCGGCCTCGCCGAGTCGTGCGGCTGCCTGACGCAGACCCACGGCTTCAGCGGGCACCCGCTCTATCAGCTCTGGCACAGCGTCATCCAGCGCTGCACCAACCCGAATAACACCGCCTATCACAGATACGGCGGTCGCGGCATCACGGTGTGCGACCGCTGGCGGCTTGACCCGTGGGCGTTCGCCGAGGACATCTACCGCGAGATCGGCCTGCGGCCGGAAGGCAGGGACGAGACCGGCCGCGTCCTCTATGAACTGGACCGGCCGGACAACGAGCGCGGCTACGAACCGGGAAACGTGCGGTGGGCGGACAAGAAAATGCAGCGGGCCAATCAGCGGAAAGTCGGCACGCTTACCCGCGAGCGCGATACGGCAGTCCGTGAGAGGGATGCCGCGACCTCGGAACGCGATGCCCTCGCCGCCCAGGTCGAATCCCTGACGGCGCAACTCCGGGACGCTAGAGGAGATGCATCAGACGCGGCGTGAACTTTTCGCCTGCCATCCACCCGGTGGCGTCGTACGTGGCTATCTGGTTGAGCAACTGCACCACGATGGGACCGAGACCGCCTGAGCCGCCGACATCCGAGCTATTGGCTATAAAATCGAAACTGTCTGCGAAATCGATCAAAACGGACGAACTGCCCGGCTTCGACTTAACCGCCTGGGCGTTGTGCCCCGTTATGGTCAGCTTGATGTGGCTCGTGCCGGACAGGCCGTTGTCGAGCACGACCTGGATGAGCTGCGGTCCGTCATAGAGCATGTAGACGAGGGGCGATTCGTCCCCGGGTGTGGTGAATTGAGCTGTCATGGATGCACTTAGGGGGCCTCGTGCGATGATGTACGGATTCTGGCTATTCGCCACCGTAAAGTAAATTTGTAGTTGACGCTTCAAGGAAAGCGCCCACTCCCCGATCGTGGTGACCTGGTTGCTCGCGGCGGTGCCGCCGATGTAGATCAGGCCGCGCCAGTTGGCCACGGGAACGACCGACGAGATGGTGATCGTCGGGGCAGCGCTTGCGGGTGCCGATACAAAACCGTTACCTGAGAACTTGATTTCGAGCAATTGTTCGGCATTGCCCGTCAGGTCGATCTGGCCCACGCAGCAGCTGGGATAAGTTCGGGCATTAGCCGTATTCTCGCCCGAACCGCCACCAAGGTACCCAAGGTTGTAGTTATCGGTCAGGCTGTGGGTCGGCGGCTGCGCCCCGGCCACCCCGCCATAGCCAAGCTGACTATTGAGCAACGCGAACGTATGTGTGAAATTCCCGCTGGAACTCACGGTGTTCACGGTCGCCCCCGCCGCATGCGGGAACCGCAGCGGGTTATTCCCGAACGTGATCAGCGACCCAGACGGCGCGGTGGAGAGCACCACGACCTCGCTGATGTTCCCCGAGTCGATCTGCACGGTCGAGGCCGACGAGTACCCCGACGCGCTGACGAGGGTGGCCTGTGTCCCGCCGATCGCGAGCGTGGCCACCGAGCCGGACAGCGATGTGCCGTTGGTCGGCGTGGACCCGGTAGTCGAAAGATCGCCGAACAGGTTATCGAGAAAGAAGCCGTGGATGTCCAGGAAGTTCGGACCCCCGAACGAAAAACTGGCGTCTTCCGGCCCTAGGATGACATTGTAAAGCATCGCCATCTGGCCGCGCAGTGCCTCGTCATTCAAGAACTTCGGATTATCTTCCGGGCTGAACGACTTGGCGTCCACCGGGATCGTGTTCGTCGGCAGCAGCGCCTGGCCGACCTGGAGCTCGCGGGCGACCCCGAGTGACCGCCTGGAGGAGGGGGCTACCGCAGATCCGCCGTAGGTCGGCATGGCCTACACCTCTCCCTCGGGGTCAGTGGCCGGTTCTGCGGCCGGATCTGGTGCTGGAGCGCTCACCGTCACGACGGCGGGCGACAAGGTGATGGACAGCGGCGAAGACGGGGGCGCGTCCGGGACTGCGGCCCACCTGCCGTCTCCGGGGAGGTCCGGGAGGCCGGGGTGGCGGCCGGGGGCGGCCTTCACGTCGTACGTGCCGCCCGGCTCGGGCTCGAGCATCCGGCCCGTGGCGCAGTCGATGTAATCCGGGTAGCGCAGGCCCGGGGTGCCGTGGAAGGTGGCGAGCATGGCATCGCCCCCGATCGGCAGCGAAGAGGAGGGGCCGTGCTCAGGCTTGGATCAGCTCGTGGACGGTACAGACGAGAAGGCAGTCGTACCGGTTGAAAACCTGATCCTCGACTGCGGACACGACGATGCGCCCTTTAATTACCTCGCCCACGTCGTAGAGGTTGGACTCCATGCCCGTGTAGGGGTCGGTGATCAGGGCCGGGTCCTCCGAGGTGCGGAGCGCGGCCATGACCGCATCGACCACGCCCGGGAACAGGCTGTCGGAATCTGGCTCATCGTTGGCCATGAAGTACACAATGAAAATGTCGATCATGTGGGTGATCGGCTTGAATCCCGACGGCGTGCCCGGACCCGTGTTGCGGGGGATGGTGCCGCCGAACTCGGGATTGCGGGTCTCATCGAACTCGCTGGGCCAGACGTAGCTGGTCGGGTACTGGCTCTCGGTGTTCGGATCTGGTGGTGTCACATACGACACCATGTTTTCAAGGCCGCCCG